CCAATAAATGAGTCCAATTCCCGATAATGTATTAGACAAACAACTCTATGGCAAAATAAAACAACAAATACACGCTGAACTTGACGCAAAAGGTACTCGATGGGGTATTTATGCCTCTTCTCGCCTCGTCAAGACTTACAAAGATCGAGGTGGTCGTTATTCTGATGATGCACAATATCACGCCAAAAAGGCAAACAAAGCGGCCGCCAAAAGGATTGGTAAAGTTGATAAAACTGCCACCGGACTCGATCGTTGGTTTGAACAAGTATGGATCAATATATGTCAATCCCAGCCGCCACAAAAGCTTGTCAAATGTGGTCGTCAAACAACACAAAATCCATCTCAGTACCCGGTTTGCAGACCTTTTAAACGCGTGTCCTCGAAAACGCCAACAACTTGGGAAGAAATGGATCGTAACGAAATATCAAGAATTTGTTCACAAAAGCGAAAAGATCCGCTAAAAATATTGCCAAAAATGCCTACGCGCGGAGCATACTAAATGGTTGTGGTTTTGGCAGCGAAAAATTATTCAGTTTGACAATCAACTTGTCCATATCAATAAAAAATTGATTTCCGTGAGTAAAAAACTCGTTCATCGAGACTAGTTTGGCGCTAAATCCCGATAGTATCAAAAACTGCAATATTGTGAAAATCATTAAAATAATCGATACAAAATACATGAATAAATTAGGATAATTCATTTTTGCTACTCAACAAGTATCTAAACAAACTTCAATTTTTAAAAAATGTAGAAGAAAAATAAAAAAATATTTTTATATAGAAATGTATGGTCGTCAGTTGATATTTTTAGGGTTGGGTTTTTTATTGAAAAATGTAGCAAGTTTTCTTTTGAATAATAATAATAATGCATTACCTTTTTGGTATCCATTAATCCCTACCCAAGAATTAATTAAAAAGAAGATCCACAAGATTACATTTATGGATACGCCTTATGTTTGTTATCAAAAATCAAATGATACCTATATTGTGCACAGTGATATTTGCCCTCATCAAGGAGCTTCGTTAGGTGCAAAAGGAGTCATTAATGATGAAGGTAACTTGCAGTGCGGATATCATGGGTTTGAGTTTTGTGATGGCCAATTTTGTAAAATTCCTAATCCAGTAAAAAATCCAAAAAAGTTTCGGTCACGAATTAATTTGCCATTGTTTCCTACAATTAAGAACAAGGACTTTTTATTTTTCAAACCGACAACTGACGAACCCATACCCGATATTTTTTACCCACCCGAAGAATATGATTCAAATTTTCGAGGTGTTGACGGTTATCGTATTGTAAATAATAATTACTTGACAGTCTGTGAAAATCTTCTCGACATGTTACACATTTCTTATGTACATTCTTTTGGAAGTCGCGTATCACCTTTACCATCCGATATTAAAACAAAACGGCTCGGAAACTCGTCCTTTCAAACACAATTTCATTACTTACCCAACGAAAATACCATATCAACCAAAGTTGGAGGCGCTCCTCGTGTCATTGTTCAAAATGAATACCATTTGCCGACCAATACCATTACTCGAGTCTTTGCGGGTGATATTATTAAGACGGTCTTTACTCGTTCGATTCCAATTTCTGGAAATCAAACATTGCTTTATTGGAAAATTTATAGAAATTTTTGGCTAGATCCTTATTTCAAAATATTTGATTTTATTGGAGACTGGATAACTCGTATATTAATGATAAAAACGATTGATGAAGATGTTCAAATGTTGAAACATGTCTATGATGAACACCGTGTAGGATCGCTAATTACTAAATATGATGTCACAATTGTTAATTTTAGAAAAGATGTAAAAAAATTGTTGGAAAAAGAATAATATTAATTGTAAAAAATGAGCGAAAGTGATCAATTTCTTCAACCTGTTTACGGATGGGCGATGAATTTCGCAGGCACTAAATATGCGACCCAAAAAAATATTCATTTTAATTCAGCCAGTCGTACCCAAAATCAAGGAACCATTCCTCCGGTTTTCCAAACGGATGGACGATATGTTGCCAATGCACCTTTTTATTTGCTTGGTCCACAACCAAGTCCTCCAAATTGCCCCTTTTATAATTATACTTTGCCTGACACTTATCCAGAGGTGCCCTCGCCAACAATAAATCCAAAAGCCTATTGGTACTTGCCCTATAGTACTTTTGATTGGGCAACATATAATGAAAATCCAGTACCCAAAGTTCCAAAACCTGGATTTTAAATTTTTTTTATTATTCCGTAAATAAAAAAATGCAAATGCAACAACAATCCGAAACCGCTTGTACCAAAGCCCTTGAAAAATGTATCCAAGCTTGCCGTAAGTGTAAAAACTCTTGCATGGTATCAGGAAATACAGAATGCGCTTCTACATGCGAAGTGTGCATGATGTTATGTAGTGCTCTTTTGACATGTTGTCAAACTAAATGTCACGAAGTGTTGCCTGAAACTGGAAACGCTCTCAAAAAAGAATTAATGGAAGCCGTGCAAGCGGCCTGTATGCACTGTGCTGTTATCTGTGAATCCCATGATCACGCTCATTGCAAAACTTGTGCCAAAGCGTGCACAGACTGTATCGATGCTTTGGAGTCGACCGAAGCAAGAAGCTATAGTAGTAAACCCTGGAACAAACGAAAACATCATAGACTTTGAAGGATAGAAAGTAACTTCATTGGTAAATTAGGATTTAAGTATCTTAAATAATGGAGATAATTGTAACAGAAAGGTGGATATTGATTTTGAATTTAAACTGTACACGGGTCTCTACAAGTAAAATTATAATAAATTCCTGGATATAATTTGAATAGTTCTCTTTGACTAATCTCATAGTTTTGGAGTATACCTTCTTTAAAAGTTTCATAACGAATCGGAAAGTTTGTCGATCCAAGAATGGTATCGAGTCTAGGAAATATAGAATTGTCGTAAATAAATTTTACATGTTTTGGGGTCAAATTATTTTTCGTATTGAGTATTTCACCTGCATAATGATGGGGAACATTACCTAGTTGAAACAATCCAGATTTTTCAAACACATTTTTGGTATCAAATTTCCAATCTAGCAATGGTTTATATAGACAATTTGGATATTTTCTGTAGAAAGGGTCTGGAGAGTCTGCATAATAAATTTGCACTTTTTCCCCAAAAACCTCCCGCAATTGTGTTTTGTGTAAAAGAGGATTTCTCAATATTTCCGCATTGGAAGAAAATAAATGTAAAAATTTTTTGGTGGGATCATGTTCATCAGTTGTCCAAAGTTGCTGCCCGTGATTCATTGCTGTTATATAAATACAGCCTTTTGGTACTTTATAATATTTGGTTGTATCGCAGGAATGACCTCTCATTGTGTAGACATTCATTTTTATTTGAAAAGTTTTTTAAAATTTTCATTTTATAGGAAATGATCGAACCTAATTATATCAAATCAATTAATATTCATAATCAGAATTCCAGTAGATTTATTATTGTTGTCTTGTTAAATTCTGGAATTGTCAAAAAGTATTATATTTATCCCAACACTTCTCAGATTGCTCAACATGTAATATCTGGTACATACAACCAAGTTGATCCGATAACTAGTCTAACCATTTTTAATCAATCCAATGATTGTATTTTTAATTATTCGACAACACAAGTAAAAGGTATAGTTAAGCTAAATTTAACTATACTCGAATCCGGTAAAGTCGTTCGAAGATGAAAAGCTTAGAATAATTTGGGCAAATACAAGAAATACAAAATAGGTCGTTCCAAAAATTCTGGAACATTTTTGTGCAAACAGAGTAGTTGAGAATTTGGTTTGGGTGTGTAGGTATGACCTTGATATACTCTTTCATAGGCAAAATAATTAAAAGGATTTGTATACACATTATAAAATTTTTTGGACGGATCCATTGGAACACTCTGCATTTTTGTTATTTTTACTTAAACTTTTAAATCTCCAGGATAGCCTCTTATGATTTTTTTTATATTTTTTTCCGAATAGTGTTTTGAAAATATATGAATTTTACGAATATTTTTTCTAAAGTCGATAATAACTTTACAATTGAGCAAATTTTCTAAAACACCACTTGCAGCACTTATATACGAGCTCACAAATGGGACTGTTGTTTTGAACACATCTTTTTCATCTCGTGTATTTTGAAAGTAAAGGGTGGACCATCGCAAAGTTCCAACGGTTACATTTGTTTTTTTATCCAAAATTGTAATCCAAAAATTTAGAGTATAATAATTGTCTGTACTTGTTTTACTTATGTATACACTACCCAAGTTATCCTTGCTCATTGTTTTACAAGATATCAAATTATAATAATTTTGATTCGCATTGTTGGGGCAGTTATCTTTAATGACACCAATACATAAATCGTCATATTTATATTCAAAGAGTTGATAATGTTTTTTTGTTGGTTGAAAAAAATATACAGAAATAACAATTGTATATATTGTGATGATAATAAACATGATCCAAAAAATTATCATTTATTCATTGATGAATTAAAAATTTGCATTAATGATTTATTTTGAGCATGATCCGAAAAAAAGTGTACTTTTCGCACATCTTTTTTAAAATCTGTTATAATTTTACAATTTTGCAAGTTGTTCAACAAACCACTTGCTGCCGAAACATAGGATTTTAAATAAGGTACGGTTGTTTTAATTTTGTCAGGGTTTGCACTTTCTTGGTAATATAAATAAGACCAGCGAACAGATCCAACCGTTGTATTTGTTTTTTGATCCAAAATCGTGATCCAATAATTCTCCGTATAATAATTGTCTTTACTTGTTTCATTAATGGAAATACTGCTCAAATAATGGTTTTTCATCGTTTTCCATTTTATTAAACAATAGAAATTTCCATTGGCATTGTTGGGACAATTATCATTAATATTTCCTAAACATAAATCATTGTAATTGTATTCAAAGAGTTCATATTGCTTTCCTTTGGTTTGGAAAATAAAAAACGAAATTATTACGAGGTAAATAATGATAATAATCAAGAAGATCCATTCAATCATGTTTATTGGTTGGAAAATAAAATTTTCAAAAAGATTCAAATGCACCATATTTGACGCATTTTTTCTAGCCATTGTTTATCGTTCCACATATCGACTTCCATATCTAAATCATTGTTAATCAAGTGTTGTGCGGCAATTTCACTACAATGTTTGATATGTTGTGCACGCTGGTAATGTTGTTCTAAATCCAATGAGCTTTGGAAGAGTCTGTTGGCAACAAAATATGCATCTACAATGGCAAGTGTTGCACCTTGTCCAAGGGATGGCGGAAACGCATGAGCAGCATCGCCTAAGAAATACAACTCGTGTTGTAGCGATTTCAAGCAAGTATCGGTACTTTGGAATCGTGCCCAATGAATCGTATCAAAATTAGCAAGAATTATATCGACAAGTATTTGACCATGTTTGGTAAGTTGGTCGTTATGATACAATCGAATAAAATCTTGTCTCGTCCACGCCGTTTTATCAAAATCGGGGTCGACTTGGAAATTTCCAAAAATATAAATCGATTCTTCATTTAGATATTCCGTAGGTTTGACAAGGGCAACACCCATTCTTGCTAGTTTTTCGTTTTGATCATTATAATACAAAGTCAAATCACCAAAAGAATGAATGGTTGTATTGGGAACGAGTAATCGAAAGTTGACGACATTGTGTTGAACAACATGTGGTTTTTGGTAGATTTCTCGAATTTTGCTAAATCTTCCATCTGCAGCAATCAAGATATCACAATCATCCGTGAAAAATTCATCCTGATGTTGAATAATCAACACAAACTTTCCATTGGAGTGTGTATAATGTATAACGGCGCAATCATAACAAATATAGTTCTCCAAAGGTTTTCGTATTAATTTGATTATATCATTCCATCGAATAATAATTCCTGGATCGTTGGCATAGTCTAGCATATTGACGCAAAACAATGGCTTGGTGATGCGACTACTCATCGAGACTGCTTTGACATGAAGACGTGGATTGGCCATTGCGTTTAATTGATTGTATAAATCAATATCGTATTTTTTAATGGTCGACATTCCATTTGGATTAATATTAAGTGCTGCGCCATTCACAGGTTGAGTCCAATGTTTACTGATTTGATCGGCTCCCATTTTTTCATATATTGTAATATTGGCGTTTGGATGTAATTGCAATATTCTTCTAGCAAATAATCCACCAGATATACTGCAACCTACAACAATTATTTTCTTACCTTGCATTTTAATCGACTAGTGGATTCAAGATAAATGTAAATCATTTTTTGTTGTTTTGATGGGTAAACATTAAAATAAATGAAAAATTTTTTTTCTTTGCAAATAAATGACCTTATCTGTAGATATTAGTTCTTCAAGGATCAAACTACCAATTTTTATGGTTGATTATAATGTAAGCACTTCCGGTCGACCTTCATTCAAGATTGCTACCGACGATGATATTCGTGGTTGGTTTATAAAGTCTGATTCTTATTCAACTTATAAAACAAGTGGTGCAATTTTGATATGTTCACAGGGAGTAAATTCTGATCACGAAAATGTTACTTATAGGATGATTATATTAGAACCTTGGAAAAATATGGATCGAAGACGTCAATACCGTGAAATGGCTCTCCACAATCCAGATATGATTAAAAATTTAGACATTGGTAGTTCAAGACAAGAACTTGAAGGAGTTTTTGATATTGAACAAAGAGTAAAACAAATTATGACTAAGCAAACACAACGTCAACAATTTCGAACTCGTCTTTTAAAAAGTGCGACTGTAACAATACCTGGAAGAAGTTGGTTTCCCGGATTTTTAAACACCACGCAATTCGATCATTTACCAAATTATATTGATTTTAAAAAAATTTTTATTGAAAATTGTCAACAGCTTTTTCCGAATTTTATTGGATCTAGTCGTGAATCAAAAGACATTTTATCACGAATTGCCATTACAAACCAAAAATTTAAACAATTTGAACAAATTCCGAATACAGAATTACATACAATATTGACAAATCATATTTTATATCCACAAGGAATTGACGTAAATTATGACAGTATTAATTTCGGAACTCGTCCAGAAGGTCGAACTCAAAAATTAAAAACATATCAACCAACTTTAAATTATCATAATCAGCTTTCTTGTATTTGTTCTCAAAATATTTCTTTTACAGATCCTATCAGATGTATGTCAGATATGATTCTAGTACTAGGATTACTTTATGATGGTTTTGATTTATTATTCAACCATACTCAATATCGCTCCGCATATTCTAAAGCAAAATTTATATATGAGGATAATCAAGGTATCACGGTACTTCATCAATTAACCGGTGAACGACCACCTGATAAATCATTTGATCTTTTATATGTAATGAATATATATTCTTTGATTGCTAAAGATATTGAAAAGCCTCCTCAACAATCTAAAAAAATTCAAAAAACACCACCAATAAATCCTGGATATATTGTTCAACCTTCAGCACCTCCACTTCCTGCTCCAACGAGACAGAAATTATTACAACGCCGTGCAAAATTGGAACGATTTTTAGATAATGTTGAAAACTATGAATTTACCAATCCACAACGCATACGACAATTAGAAAAACAATTACAACAATTAAGAAAATTATAATGCAACATACTAAAACGAATCGGGAAACGATCGACATGCGATTATAAATTTTGACCAGGCGATCAACAGAACAAAGTTCTGATTCGAACATGATTCCAATGCCGAGATTAGCTTTCGATTCAAATAAAGCCCAAATTTCAATATAAACATCATATTGAAACTAAAAACCACCTTTAAAACAGTGCTGTAAAACTCCACCCAATATCACTAAATAATTCACTGCATATTTGATCGTGAAAATACTTGCGGTCTACTGTCTTGAGCATATTAAAATCTTCTTTGCGACAAGGGAATCGATGTCTTTTTAAAAGCTGAAACAAGACATACTGAGTATTAATAAAATTTTTGCGTTCAGAGTTTTTGAATTTGCGGTCATAAGTTTCTACCAATATATCAAAGTCATTTAGTAAAACATTTTCCAAGTGACTAATGTCTGGGGCAGCTTTACCGGTCAATTGATGGTGAATCAATACGACATCCTCGTAGTGTTTGGTCTGTTTGATTTCACGCAAAAACAATAATATATGCTCCTTGGTTACATCTTTAAAAGCGACTTCTTTTGACTGGGAAGCATAATTTTCAGGTACAATTCCGTGGGAGACAAAGTGTTGTGTTAATGAATCATACACATTTTTGGATATACTTGCGTTTTGTTTTCCCTGGTACTGGTTGATACAGTCCCTGAAATGGGTCCTCCGATCATAAGTATATTTGCTGCTTATGTTTACCCTGTCAATATCTTTGTAAGATATGTTGCTATGTGTGGTTGTAGAGACGCAGCCACATTTTTCGCAAACAAAGTGATTTTCGTAAATCGTAAAATTGCTAAAATCACTGTTACAAACTTGGCATTTGGTCTTGCTACTCGTCTTTGTTTCCGTTTGTGAAGTCTCAATGGTTGATCTGATTTTATCCCATTCATTAATTCGATAATCATCAGGAAAATAAGTTTGTACCAAATGAAAATAATTTTTCAAAATCGTAATCATGCGTGTTCGTGTGTCAACTGTATTATCCGCATCGCAATTATCCTTGGGGGACATGAAGTAAATTTTGCTTTGCTTTTTTTGCAAGCTTTTGTACTGGTCCAATAAAGGAATGGCTTGAATCAAATAAAAACTAAATTGCTCCATATCTTGCTTGTTTTCAACCTCCTTCATTTTTTTTTCAATATCTTGAATAACGTCATTCGAAGTTGTCTTTTGTTCTTTCACCGACTCGTATAGACTTTTCCAATGTTCGTATTCCTTGTTTTCGCCTGCTATTTCATTCTTATTATACTTGATTAATAAAAAATTATGAATCCATAAAATATCAATGTTATTCATTTATACAAATAAGACATATTTTTTAAATCGATCGTGGAAAAAATGATGCAAATTTGCATCGTCTATAAATCATTAAAAGATGAATAATTCAATGTGGGAAAAGGCGCAAGAAAATTTGCAATTAATGATGTTAAATCGTGGGTATGTGTTTCTACGAAAAAAAGATGACGCCTATCTAATTTATGCCAATACCGATAATCAAAAAATTATTGTATGGTGTTTTGAATTTGATAAACTCAATATTGATGGAATCAAAGAATTCATAAACCTAATGGAAAAGGAAAAATACAAGCACGGAATCATTATTTATCAAAATATAATGACCAGTAGTACGAAAAAAGTTCTCGATAATTTGTACAAGTTTCACATTGAATTATTTCTTTTGAAAGAATTGCAATATGACTTGACAAAGTTTAAATATTTTTGTGTACACGAAAAAATGTCCTATACTGAAGGTAAAGTAATACGCGAAAAATATGGAAATACTCTACCCTTCATGTTGAAAACAGATGCCGTTGCCCGATATTATTTCTATCAACGCAATGATTTAATCAAAATTATTCGACGAAATGGTACGATAATTTTTAGAATTGTAAAGTAATAATTAAAATAATTTTTTTAATAAAAAATGTCCAATGACCAATGTAATAAAATAAATGGTTTTCCGATTCCTAAAGCTTATCGCGAGGCTTATGAAAATCAAAGTTGGTTTTATAATACACCAGACTGTACTTATTGCAAAAATCCTCCTTCGGATGTAACCTACTGCAATACTGGAATGCGTGAAAATTATCAGTCTACAGAACCAAAAAAATATACACCAATGTCAAAGTCCTATCCTCATCCGCAACAAAATACGACGGCTGCAATTCAACGCAATGAAGCCGATCAGGGCTTAGATTGGGTGATTAATCAAACCAAAGAGTTGACTCCTGGAAAGCTGCTACCATTACCAAAAGAGGATTTACCCTATATTCCCTTGAAGACCGATGTAATTTATTTTAACAAATCTCCGACTGGTACAACTTATTATGCTTATCCAAATGCATATCCAGCCTATCCCTACCTTCCGTGTGTATTTCCAAACACGAGCAGTGAAAGTTATTCATAATTTAAATTTTTATTTATTAAATGAAGTCCAAGACTGTCAAAATAATTGGATGCTTGTTTATAATTATTTTACTCATTATTACCTTGTATTTTTTAATTCGTGATTTTGTCGCCAAAAAGGATTCTCTTGATATCTCTCAATATAGAAGTCAAGAAAATAGGGTACAAATTTCAAATGGTGAACCGTTATAAAATAAGTTCATTGACTTTTTCGGCCAACAATGTTGCATTTTTTTGTCGATTAAAATGAACTTTACTATATTCCATAGGTTGATATTGTTTACCTACAAAACTTTTTACAGTATTTTCAATACTTGCATTGGGATCAAAAAACATTCCTGTTGATCCTTGAATGTATTTCCAACCTCCCAATATATTTTTGTTCAATAAGACTGGCATGTCTAGGCTCAAAGCTTCTACAATGATTCGAGGACTTGCATCATAAATAGAAGAGCAATATAAATATTTACAAGAATTCATATAATCAATAAAATCAGACCATTTTTGAAAATCAATGACTGTAATTTTAGAGGAGAAATATTTACGCCGACCGGTACCACAAACCAAAATTTTGAGATTCAAATGTTCCGCCATGTAATTAAGCCATTTTTGCGCAACAGAAAGTCCGCGAATATAACTATTCCACTCGCCTTGTGGCAAGCTTACAAAAAAATCATAAAGTTTTGGTTTCGTACCAACTTTTTCATTCAGTAAAGGAGTATGTGCATATTGATCGGATTCGCTGTATAGAAAATATGGAATTGTTCTTGGAATATATGCTATTGGATATCGAAAACAATGACACCATAAGACAACTTGAGATGCATACTTTTTTATAAATTGTACACTGTAGTTTGGTTCGTGAGGGTTGGATATTTTTTTTGGAAATTCTTGATACGAAGACAATCCAATTATTTTTTTACCGGAAGCAAGCAATTTTTTTAAGCATTTTTCGGTTGCTTCATTTTTAATTTCTGAACGAACCGCAAAATAATTAGTTGATTGATTATTTTGATCTAAAATCTCTACAAGTTCCCAATGATTATTGATAGGTTCTCCAAAATATAATTGTTGAAACATTTTTCTATCATTAAAAAAAATAGTTTTTTAATTGACCAAAAATGAAACTCAACGATTATATTGAAATTGTGTAGGCATGCTAATAAAGGGTTTTGTCTCTGCTCGTCTAACTTTTGTCCAAAGGCGATTTTGAACTAGACTTGCCAAATCTTTTTTTTCTACAAGTGGTGAATTTTTAACTAAATTAACTTGATTTGGTAATAATTCTGGTGTCACGAGTTTTTGTCGTACAAGCATAGATGGTTTTCTGCTTTCGTCAATTTCAGTTGTTTTAATAAAAGGTTTTTGAACTGGTTTTCTTGATAAATTGGGTTTTAAAGCTTCTGTGACACTTGGAGTGACAATTTTATGTCGAAGAATCATTGATTGTTTTCCGATCTCTTCAGGCGCCTCGGGACGGTAAGGTTTTTGTGGAATGACGACTTGTTTTTTTTGTGTTTTGGGTTTGTGAATCAATAATTGGGGTTTTGGCTTAAATTTGGGTGTCTCGACAGACCGAATTTCTTTTGGAGGAAGCTTTTTAGATTTTGGTTGCTGTGGAAGCACTTTTTTTATCATTTTTGGCGAACTTGAAACAATTCTTGGTTGCTGTGGAAGCACTTTTTTTATCATTTTTGGCGAACTTGAAACAATTCTTGGTTGCTGTGGGGAACTTTGAGAAATTTCAGAGGATTCGCAAGACTCTTCTTTAGATTGTTCCGGAACAACACAACACCAAGTTAACAAGTCTTGATATTTATCTCCACCATATAAAATAAGTTGCGAATTCTGGGTTTGATGATTGAATGCTCCAATAAATGTGATACAGCTAAATTTCTTTTGTTCATAAGCAAAAGATAAATCATACGCGGTAATACCAACCTGGATAAATTTGGCTCCATCAGCAATATCGTACCAGCTTCCATCATTTTTATTCGGAATAAAGCATAAAGATACGGTATAATTTAAATCGTTCCATTCTAAATCGCGAATCGTGATGATGGCTTTCATTTCAAAAGGTAATAATAAAGTATTGTTATCAATTTTATGGGTAAATTTTTGATTAATAATGGGATTGTATATCTGCATAAAAGTCTTGTCAAAATCATTGAAAAGTTTGTAATTCAAAATGCAAATTTGAGAAAATTTATTATCCATGTCATCAAATGTTTTAATCAAAGGTAACTTATAGGATTGATCGTTGACAATACAATAATTTACTGGTTTGAACAAATTTTGTTTAGGAGAAAACATTGTTGACATTTTAAAGTATGGTTTGTTTAGACACATTAATTCTCTTTTTTCAAAAATATTATTCATTTCCTTACTTATAGAATTAAAAAAAATAAAAAAAAAATGACGACTGTAATTAGTACCTACATTGATTCTCTTCAAGTAAAGCTTCGTAATTTAATATATCAATTACCCGAACAATTTATAAAATTTGATCCTAACCAGCCGTTCAAAAACAATTATTCTGAATATTTTACAAAAATGTATAATTCAATATCAAAAAATATAATGTTTTATGCAATTGGGATTGATGATTTGGACAATATTTTGATTTTTTTTACAATACTATTTCAAGATTATTTTGTGTATTTTCAAAATTACTTTATTCTATTACAAAACGATGAAACTGTAACTTATTTAACTGCAATTATTCAGCCAATGAATTCTTTGATTCTCTTGTTAAAAAGAGTGATACAGAATTTTAGAATTTATGAAAATTTAATTTCAATTGAAGAGAATACTACTTTGAATAATCTGATTCAATTAATCAAAAATCAGTTAAATACATCGAATCCCTTAGATTATAATGATACTTTTAGTAATATTCAACAAACAAGTAATAAAACTACAGTTTTATATCCACCGGCTTTACTAAATACTTGTCTTGCGATTGAGACATTTTTCCAAGAACAGGATAAGGATGTTTATCGCACAAATATCAATATAATTTCATACAAGCCATTTTCAATAATAAAAAAGCCGGATGATTTTTTGATTAAAAAAAAGTACAATTCTGTAACATTGTTGCATCAGTGTAAAAATTTATGGCAATTGTCACAAATCTCCAAAAAAGACAAAAAAAAAAAAGATTACAACAAGTACATGTTTGTTTTAGCCGAACTAGTACAAAAAAAACAAGATTTTAATTTTAATCAGCAACATCCAAAAGATACGATTGGTTTATTGGTTCATACAGATAAATGGCAAAAACAGGAATCAAAATGGAAAATAAATTATTATGATCAGTTAACAAAACCTTTTGAAAAAAAAGTATTAATTGTAACCTAAAAAAAGTATATTTCTAATTATTAGGAATGACTTGCTCTATTTGTTTAAACATGATTGTCAAAGATGAATCTCATATTATTGAGCAAACTTTGACTAAATTATTAGATAAAATTCAAATTGATTATTGGGTAATTTGTGATACTGGGTCTAGTGATAATACGATTGATTTAATTCAAAACTTTTTTAAGCGTCGAGCGATTCGAGGGGAATTGCATAATAATGAGTGGAAAGATTTCGCACACAATAGAACTCTTGCCCTGGAATACGCATTCAATAAGACGGACTATTTATTAATTTTTGACGCTGATGATACAATCTATGGAGATTTTAAGTTGCCAGCGCAATTGACTGCTGATGCTTATTATTTTACTTTTGGTAATACAATTAAATATATACGACCATTACTAATTAATAATCACAAAAAATGGAAGTTTGAAAGTGTCATTCACGAATATTTGGTTGAATGTGAACCCAATATTAAATATGAAAATTTGGAAGGAAACTATTTTGTAGAATCTGGTCGACTAGGAAGTCGAAATAAGGATCCTGAAAAGTATCTCAAAGATGCACAAATTTTGGAAAGAGCCTTTTATGAAGCGGAAAAAGAAAACAATATAATTAAAAATAGATATGCATTTTATACTGCCAACAGTTTTTCTGATTATGGCAAGCACGATAAAGCATTAGAATGGTATAAAAAAGTTTTGACTCTTGGTAATTGGAATCAAGAGAAATACATATCTTGTCTTAAGATTGCAGGAATTTATAAATCACTAAATGAGACGGAAAAGCAAGTTTATTATTTACTACAGACTTTTCATTTTGACAACAAACGCGTGGAAGGAATCTATAATGTAATATTACATTACACAATATTGGAACAATTTGATATGGCTTTTCAATATTATAAATTTATCGAAAAGTATTATGAAACAGAATATCGCAACGATTTATCACTCAAGAACAAATTGTTTATTAATCAAAATGTATATTCCCTTAGCTTACCTTATATTATGCTTCTAGTATGCGATCAGTTGCAAAATTACACCTTGCAATTAAAAATGTTTGCAATGATTTTTTTAGAATCAAATATTCCGCCTACAAAACCTTTAATTATGAATATTTTTGAACTTTTTGAAAAAGCTGCAAAAAAATTATCCATTCCAGAGACGATAATGAATCTATATGTGAAATATAAAGCCCTTGTGGATAAGGAATATCCAAAAAATGTCCAAACCAGTAGTAAAAAAATATTATTTTTTACAGGAAATTGCCCTTTGCAATGGAATAAATCTTATAGTTTAAAACACGGTCTTGGCGGTTCAGAACGAGCTGTTATTTATCTATCGGAATGCTTTCCAAGCGATTACGAAATTTATATTAGTGGAAATGTTGCCTACGAAAAAATTAATAATGTTACTTATATACCCTACAATGAATTGAGTAATTGGTTACATAAAAATACTTTACATACTGTAGTCATTTCTCGCTATATATATTTCTTTGAATCGTTTTCTCAAACAAAAACAAGTAATATAATCATTTGGACTCACGATACTGATTTACTAAATTATGGTTCTTCATTAACTTCTGCACAATTATTACAAAAATATGATTCTAAAATCAATTATTTTGTTTTTTTAACCAATTGGCATAAAGAACTAATGGTGGCAAGATATCCATGGATCGAATCTAAATCTGTTATTATTAACAATGGAATTGTTGACATTCCTGATTACAAAGCGTGTAAAATACCAAACAGTTTTGTATATACTTCTTGTTCGGAAAGAGGATTAAAACGACTTTTAGTTTTGTGGCCAGAAATACTAAAATTGCTCCCAGATGCTAGTCTTAGAATTGCATCTTATAATCCATTCCCTAAAGATGATGCTGAAAAAGAATTAAAAACTATAATATCAAAATATCATACTATAAATCATGTTGGAACTTGTTCTCCCGCTCAACTGTATAAATTAATGCAATTCAGTGAATATTGGTTATATCCAAGTTATTGGCCAGAAACTTCATGCATTACAAGTATGGAAATGTTGCGATGCGGAGTCGTTTGTCTTTATTATCCAGTGGCAGGATTACCAGAAACGATTGGAAAAATTGGACTCGAAATTAAAGAAGGTAACGAAGTTGAAATGTTGGCAAGCTTGACACCACAACTAAAAGATCACTTCATCAAAAAAGGAAAAGAATACACTTTTAATTGTTTATGGCAAGACAGATTTGAAAAATGGTCACAGTTGTTTAATTTTAGCAAAAAAGTAATATCCTTTTCCTTATGGGGTGATAAAAAAATGTACACAATTGGCGCGCTCAAAAATGTAAAACTTGCACAAAAATTGTATTCCGGTTATCAATGTTGGTTTTATGTTCACAAAGAAACAGTTCCACAAGATATTATAAATGAACTAAAATCAGAACATAATGTAAAGATTATTTATAAAACAGGAGATTTAAAAACCAATAAACCAGAGATGTGGCGATTTGAAGCAATTGATGATCCAAATGTAGATATTGTATTGTCTAGAGATACTGATTCAAGATTATGTGCTCGTGAAAAAATAGCGGTTGATAAATGGTTAGAATCGACAAAAAATTTCCATATCATGAGAGATCATCCCTATCATACAGTTCCGATATTAGCAGGAATGTTTGGTTGTAGAAAATTAAATTTTGCTTGGAAACCGTTGATGGAAAAAATAGAACAAGATAAAAGTAAAGGTTATGATCAAGATTTCTTAGCCTCTCAAATATATCCTTTAGTCAAAAATGATGCATTGATTCATGCTAATTTTTATAAAATTGAGTCTTACTGCCAAAAGTTTCCTACACCTTATGACAATGATTTTAATTTTGTAGGTGAGGTGTTTGATGATCACGATAATCGAGACCTTTCAGTTGTCCAAATTCTCAAAGATAATTATTAATCAAAAATACTTAAATATTTATCTAGTATAGAAATGTCTATAATAAAATTATATTTAGAACCAAAAATAAAAGACTATTGGATTAACCCGACCAAATATTATTCTATGCAAAGTTTGGATAAATTTTTTGATTACTTTTTTCCTAGTGGGAAAAACTATGAAATCACAGAACAACAAAATGAGGCACAAATTGCAGTTTGGGACATTCAACAAGATGATGAAAGCTTAATGAATACAAATCAACTCAACATGATGATTTGTGTCGAAAATTGCAATCATCACAAGAATTATAATCATTATAACAAGTTTGGAAGTTATGGAAATTCCAAAATGAATATATATTTCTATAATCATATTACGAATGTTGAGATTGCAAAAAATTATATTGCCATTCCCTTGATTCATGTATTTATGAATCATTATAAAAATCATTTCAATATTATCCGACCGACTAAAATGGTTCCTTTTGATCAAAAAAAGTTTTGTTTGGTAATGAACCGTAGCAAACTAAACCCGCATGTTAAAATGTTTCGTAATATTTTGAGTCATATGGGAACAATAGATGATATTAGCATGTTTGATACACAGTTGGGGAGTTCTTCTTGTTATCATAGTCCCGAATTATTAAACTTGCTTCAAGAATATAAATTTGTCTTGTCTATTGAAAATTCATATAGTGATGGATATATTACCGAAAAAATTTTTAATTGTCTCTATGCACACACAATTCCATTATATATGGGTTCTACCAAGATTTTAGATTATATAAATCAAGATCGTATAATAAGTTTGCTTGATAGTCCACAAAATGTTTTAGGAAAAATTATCAAGATTGATGAGGAATCGTACAATCGCATCATTCAAACTCCGGCCATATTATCACAATATAATGATGAAAATTATAAAGTTGAGCTACAACAATTTATTGAGAATTGGAAACCATCTTTGCACCCACTAATTTATTACATAAATTTGGATCGAAGAGAAGATCGATCGACCGAGTTTTTAGATAAAATAAAATTGACAAGCCTTGCCAACAGCACTATAAAAAGATTTAGTGCAGTTGATGGCACATGTTTGCAAGAGAATCTAGTGATGCGAAATTTGAATCGTGACCCAATTATTCTTCTATTGGCTCACTTGCGCAACAAAAATAATCCTAGTATGAGACCCGGAGTTGTTGGATGCTTTCTTTCCCATTATTTTTTACTAAAAGAAATTGTTGAAAATCAATCGCTGTGCGACGATCAAATTGTTTATATATTTGAAGATGATGTCTTTTTTTCTAAAAACGAGTTTGAAAATGAGATGCTAGAAATTCAAAAATTTAGTCAGCCATGGGATTTAATATTTGTAGGCGGGCGATGGAATGCCAATTTTGTTCCTTCTGGAGATTATGAATACTTTGAAAAAGCAACCAAACATTTATATAAACGCCTGCAAACTTCACCCAAATATCAACAAAGATTGGGTAGTAGTTTAAATTTAGATCGCGGAGCAATGGGCTACTGTGTTCAAAAAAAAAGCGTACCAATAATACTCGAGCAGCTCTTTCACTTCTTGCATAGCAATACATTTCAAGCAATTGATGCAGTATATGTAAGACTTGATATCAATTCTTTTGATTTTTTTCCACATTTGTTTTATAGTCCAGTTCATTACAACAAGTCAGACATACAGACAACAACGTCAAAGCCAACAAAATCAATAAAAATTGCCTATTTAGATTTTTGGCAAGAATATTCGGATCGTCCACTTTCGTTTCAAGACATTCAAGATCCCCAATCGTGGAGTAGCAAACCGCAAAATAAAACCTTGATAACGATTGATCAAGGTGTAGGAATATTTCATCGAGATTATTTGGAAAATTTGTTAGACAATAAAATAGAAATAGTACACCCAAATCAAGCGGATTTTATTATATGTTCACAATTTGGAAATTCTAGATTGCAATATCAAAATACCAAAAAGATTTGTTTGATTTATGAATCCGATTTTTCAATTCTTAATGAACCCAATACAATTTACTTTTCAACTCATTTGACAAATGATCCAAGGCAATTTTATTTACCCTTGACAGCAATGTATTATGGGTTTTCGATATATGAGACATTACAAAGTCCAAGAAATTTTACATTTCAGCAAGTAAAAGATCGTCAGCATTGTTGTTCGATCATTTCAAATTGCAATGGAGAATTCCGCAATGAATTCTTGTTCAAGCTAATGGATGTTATCTGTGTAGATAATTACGGCAAACTATATCAAAATGCAAATGATGATTTTATAAAATCAACATGTTGGTATGATCCTAATCTCTCCAAAATTATAAAACAATACAAATTCATGATTTGTATGGAAAATGTACAAAAAGAAGGATATCATAGTGAAAAAATATTACACGGATTTTTAAATTATGTCGTTCCAATTTACTGGGGTGATCCAAATATCGTCAAAGTATTTAATCCAAATTCTTTTATCAATGTCAATGAATTAGGTATAAAATTAGCAATTCAAAAAATTGTCCAATTGTGTCAAAATGATAACGAATATCTTACCATGTTGAATGAACCTATTATTCATGAAACATCAATGATTAAAAATTACAATGAAACTAAATTTAATAAAATTATTGACTTGTATTTGCAAGACCGGAGCTTCCAATGAATCCTTTCATATCCGCAATTAAGGTGCTAAGATCGCTATTCAAGGTGTTAAATTTCTTAAGAGCAGCATTATATTGGGTAGATGTGGCAAAACTTGGGGTACAGATTCCGCCAGAACTATTTACATTAGCATTGTCATTTTGACTTATAAACAATTGAAGTGATTGAGCATCATAAGAAACAGTAGCTTGATCTTTTGAAACTGTATTAATACCATTGTAAGGATAAGCAGCACGACCAGTTGATCCAAGGAATGAGTTTATGTTTTGAGTGATCCAAGTGTTGAATGCATTAGAAGAAGAAGCTAATGTATTGTTCAAGGAGTTCCATGTTGAATAATAATCTTCAATTTCATTATTTTGCATATTCCAAGCATTGCCTCTAGAAAGACCTGTTGGACCACCAGTAGCAGTATTTCCGTAAGCATTAAAGTAATCAAGTTCAAGATCTTTTACACGATTAACAAAGGTAATACCATCGTTTACAACATTAGTAAAAAGGGTAAATAAATCATCACTATTTTGAGCGTCGGTAGACTTATAAGTGTCAATGGCATTCATTGTTTCAATACCAGCAACATATACAGCAGAAGCTCCAGTAATAATGTTTCCAGTATCTCCAAGATTGCTACTATCTGGTCTAGTTCTAAGAGCAGTGGCACCGGTATATCCTGTAGCGATATCGTTTGCAATAGTAGTGAGAGGCTTGACGTAAGAAGAGAGAGCGCCAATGTAAGCGGTTACAAAACCTGCGTTGTTGGCAGTGTTGAATTGATTTGTTGTAGACATATCTACATATTACAAAGATTATAATAATTTCAAAAATTTTCAATATTACAATTCTATTTGAGATTGTTTAAAAATTTCGTTAATATTTTTGGATAATTTTTCAAAATAAGAGGAACTTTGTATAAACAAAGATAAAGATTGCTTTACAAAGCTTTCGATAAAATAATCAATATTTTGAGTATCATAAATAAATCGTTCAACACTGCTTGCAAATGTATCATAAAAACTCTTGATATTATTATAAAATTCTTTTAAACTTTGATAGGATGTATACATTACGGTACCATCCTGTAAACTAAAATTGTAAGAGTTAATTGGGGCATTTCTTAAGACACTAGCTGTGGTAGTAAATGCTAATTTCAGGTGATATATTGCTTTTGTATCAAAATTGTAAACCTTGAAAATGTTAGTTGAATCGTTAGGATCTGAAAAAATTTGGATGAAAAACTCGAAAATATTTTGAAATGTTGTTAACAATTCTTGAAAAATTGGTTGTGAATCACTGTAAAAACTTTGAAAGTCTTTTTCTGATTTGGTGCTATAGTTTTGTAAACTTTTGATATATTCAAAATGTGGTTTCACGCTTAGTACTAACTTTAGCAAAGGATCCCACACAGGAGAAGGTTGTAGAACCATTTCACATATATTAGCAAAACTTGTCAATGTGTGGAAAAGTGGATAACAACATAGTTGAAAATATGGAATGTAAAAGTTGGAAGTGTAATAAACAGTGATTAAACGAGTCATTTATTTTAATTTTTACAAAAATAAAAATGAATATTTGGTTTCCTGAAACAATTTATTTTGGCGGACTTGCATATTCTGTCGTATTAATGACAACCGCCTTGTTATTTCATCACATGACTCGCGGTAAAACTTTGGAAATGAATCCCGTTGCTTCAACCGTATTTGCAATTACTTTGATTGTTATTAGTATATTATTCGCAGGTGTAGGAATATCTGGATACTATATTCGGTTACAAGAAATGAATAATGATCCTGACCTTGGAGAACAGCGTAGACGATATTTGTATCATGAAATTAAAATTTGGTATATTTATTTGGTGCTTGGTATAATGTATATATTAATTGAAATATTTATTGCTTATTATATTATCAAGGGAACTACTGCTTCTTTGCGTCAATATTATTTGAGATAATTTCTAATAATTAATTCATTCTTGTGAGTACGCGATCGGCTTCGGAACACTGGAAATTCACTAATGTAATATTTTTGAAACAGTTGCTTAATTTGAGGAGTATCTGCTTGAGTCATCATCCATTGGACTCCTTTTAGATCAAGTAGCATCAATTGATGCGCTAATTCTTGTATAAAAGAGTAGTCTAGTTGTTCTCCAGTATTGTATTCAAAATTATAATCCTGGTCATTTTCAATATACGGAGGGTCTAAAAAAACAAAGTCACCAGGTTTTGACTTTTTCAGGATAATTTTGTAATCAGTATTGAAAATTTTGTTCTTGGGATTTTGCAAAAATTGTGACACCTTTTGAATGTTGTCATAATATTTCGACGTCAAAAAAAAGCATTTATTGTCCATATAAATGTGTGGATCCATTCCATAGAAATAAAAAATACCCTTTTTTTTTAAAACACCCATATAACAACATTGCATCATTAGTAAAAAGTCGAGACTGCGTTCTTCCGCATTTCGATGATTGAGGGTTTCCGTAAGTTCACGACAAAATTTCTTTTTAGAATCACGGCTGCGAGTTTTGAATTTTTTGGCAAAGTTTTTAAAATGATGGATAACGAGTTCAGGGTTATGTTTAACGACATTCCAAACACTAATCAAATCTTGATTCAAATCATTGACTATGAATTGGGAAGGTTGTAAGTGCAGTAACAAGGCACCACTTCCCAAAAAGGGCTCGATATAATTATTGAATTTTGCAGGTAATAATGGAATAATATGATTCATGTACCTTTGCTTGTTTCCCAACCATTTAATGAAAGTACGCATATTTTATTAAAGGAAAATTATTTTGCTCATTAAAAATGAAAATCCTTTACGGAAAAACAATAGTACAACATGGAAATTATATACCCAAACAAGTTGCTTCCAAGCCGCCAGATATTATTCTTGATCTTAATCCAAAAAAATTATACACTGTTCTTTTAATCGATCCGGACGCGGTCGGAGGAAATAAAATTCACTTTTTGCTAATTAATTATTCTTTGAAAAAGCTAGGAAAAATTATATTTCCGTATATTGGTCCAAAACCACCAAAAGGTTCTGGAGTTCATCGTTATTACTTTCTATTGATTCAACAAGAATTACTCATCATACCAAATCTGAATTTTCCAAGCCGGTACATTTCAATTAAAAAAATATTTAATTTACTCGACATTCCAAACAATCAAATCATTGCTCAAGAGTATTTTACAAGCCACGCGTAAAAATTGAAATCAATATATATAAATTGTGCGTATAATAAAAATGTCTACATTATTATACGGTGCAATATCTGGTTTCATAGAAGCTTCTATATGTCATCCTTTAGATACTGTCAAGACTAGAATTCAAAATAGAAGTAGTACCAAAAAAATTGGAATTGTGCAAACTTGTCAAAAAATTTATGCCAAGGAAGGAGTACGCGGATTTTATCACGGTCTTGGTGCTGTATATGTAGGTATTATACCTAAAAATGCCATACGATTCTTTTCTTTTGAACAGTATAATAGTTATACTAAAAATACATTCTTATCAGGTATTTTAGCAGGTGCAACAGAAGCAATTTTAATTGTGAATCCAACTGAAGTTTGTAAAATTAGAATACAAACCCAATATAATTCAATGCGTGAAACTTCGAATATTAAGTACACCAACATTTATCAGACATTTTATTCCATTTTTAAAACCGAAGGTATAAGTCCATTTTATCGAGGACTAATTCCGACAATAATGCGACAAAGTATAAATCAAGGTGCTAATTTTTATACTTTTCACACTTTGAAAAAAAATACAGATATTTCACCTTTTATTCTAGGTGCAATTAGTGGGTCAATCGGTCCCATTCTAAACAATCCTATTGATGTTGTCAAGACTAGAATGCAAGCTTCAAATTCTAATGTAAAGGTATTAAATGTAGTTATAGAATTATTTGCTCAACAGGGAATTGGAGGATTTTACAAAGGTTTGGGACCACGATTATTAAGAATTGTTCCTGGACAAGGTATAACTTTTGGTGTCTATGAATTTTTGAAACAAAATAAATTTAATAAAAAATGAAGATGAAAAATTTTAAATGTTTTAAAACAAGATGAAATATATACTTGTAATTTTACTTATTTTAAGGTGTGTTGTCCAATCTAAAATCATAATGATTGGAGATAGTATTTTAGACAGTTCAGTGTCCACAATTCATGAAAAACTTGAAACACTTTCAAGCCAATTTATTGAAAATTATGCGAAAAGCGGTGCAACGATATCTCCAGGTTTGAATGATAAACCATGCATACCTTGTCAGTATAATGCCTCAATAAACAATTTAGTTGCAGATATTGTCATTATGGATGGTGGAGCCAACGATATTTTGTCAATCTCAAAGACACCAAGTTGGTCAAAATTTCCATTGTATCGACAAAGAATAATTGGTATTCAAAATAATTTGAATCTTTTGTTTAAAAAAATGAAAGATTTGGGTGTTGGCCAAGTCATTTACCTTGGAAATTATTATTTAAATGATAATACGCTAATTGTAGATTATGGTACAAATGTCTTGATGAATATTTGTAAACAAGCACCTTTACCAGTACATTTTATAGATGTGAGACAATTTACAATTCCACTAAAAGAAAATGATATTCATCCGAATGCTTATGGTGATGAAATTTTGGCTCAAAATATTTGGATTGTATTAAAAAATATTACATTAAACTAAAAAGATGAATCTAGGTAAAACTGATTATGATCGTGTGCATATGGAGACGGAGACGCGTTATAGCTTTGGAATTGACGAATTTACACCGCCTTCAAAAAGAACGATTCAACAAAAATTTAGAATTCAAAGCATGAAAGCCGTCAATAAGCTTGTTGAATTGAATATAATGATGGGTCAAGCAGGTAACTTATTTTTGGAAAAATTTGCACAACCCATTAGTAGTAACCCAGGTACAATGAATGGTGCAGCCTTTGCCTTGGTATTTTGTTGCTTTGATTTTAAATCGAATCGCTTTGTAATGAAAAAATCCGAGGAAGTGTACACTTGGAAAGAGCTGACAGATCTGATTACCAGTCCAAAAGGAGGTTTTGATGAGTTTATTAAAGAATATGGTATTACTGTGAATGATTTAATTCGTTACCTTGTCTTTGCAACCGATTTTATGGAAAAAAACTAAATTTACCATATATATACATGCAGTTCAAAACTATGACCATTCATAAAGATGATATTCATTTTCTTTTACCGGTTTCAATTATATATGATACAATAGACAAATTTTTTTACTTTCGTTGTAGTCAAATAGAGTCTAAAAAGGTATCCAATACACAATTACAACAAATTTGCCAATTATATAATGCCTTGGATTATAATGGTATATTGATTGTCCAAAATGACAAGGTATTATTTTCCATGATTCGATCTTCCTATGATCCTTTAAAAGAATATTTAATCGTGATTCCAACACGGCCCTTTAAACATCAAATAAAAATTGGATTGGTATTTTTATTATTTGGATTCACTTGTCTTTTCAAAACTCTAAATGTATAATTTGCTTTCTGTTGTTACATAATATTTCAAATATTCTTTGATAAAACTTGGTAAATTTTCCTTTATTTTGCCACCTGGATATAATGAAAATAAAAACTTTTGTAAATGGGATACCGTCATTTTCAAACTCTTCAATTCTTGATAAATAAAATCATAGTCTTGTGCTTCGTCTGGGTAAAATACTTTTAACATTGTATAAATTTGTTCCTTGGTCATATAACTAAATTCTAAAATATAGTCAATTCTTCCTGGGCGCTTCATAGCAACATCTAGTTCCAAGAAATGATTCGTCGTGATAAAGGTTAATAGACAGTCGACCGTAGAAAGTCCATCCAACAAATTAAGTAAACCACTAAAAGTAATATTTCCTTTTACTTCCTCGCGATTTTTAATGATACAATCAATATCCTCCAACACAAATACAGAATTGTTTGGAAGCCATTTTAATGCTTGGGCAACATCCTGATCCTTGGTATTGGATCCAAAACGATAAATACAGATATGTTTTTGTATACTAGAACACAGGGCGTGAATTAAACTAGTTTTACCGCTTCCTGGAGGTCCATAAAAACAATAAGTCTTGTGATAGGGAATTCCAAATTTTTCATAATTAGCTTTGGTTTCTGGCGACAAGAACTTCTTTACATCATTAAGCACCTTTTGACTTTGTTCAACAGGTAAATAAATGGTGTTGATATCTCGTTTGACTACCTCAGTATACTTGTTCCAGATTTCTCCGTGTTCATCATATTGATAGATAAAAATGGTTTTATTTCCTTGATCGACTTCAAAAAATTTGGATGTATATTGAAACGCTTTTCTTATAAATTCTTCAATAATTTCCGATGCGTTGGATTCCTCATTAATAATTTCCAGACGAAATACATTATCAAATACATCCTTTTCAACATATGGATATAAATGATTGGCATCCAATAGTGGAAATTGCAATCGTAGGTCGTGCCCTTCAAAATCTAGATGATAGGGACCTTCAAACGGATGTAACATGTAAATAAGCTGGTCAAAGGCATCAATATAATTCGTTCGGTAACTTCGACTCTTTTTATCCAAGAATTGATAAATAATCTTGCTAAAAGTTTTATTTTGCTCTTCCATTAAATAAGCTGAATAAATCAAAATCTTGTATAGATTTTGCTTTTGATTTAATCCAAAGACCACTTTCATTTTAATAAAGACATCTTGTTTTTAAATTATATTTTAGTTGTACCAAAGATAAATTTCAACCACCTCTACTAATTTTTCTTTGAGCAGCAGCAGTCTCCCGATTGATCCAAATATTCTTCATATTTTGATTATTTGTAATTAAAAGATTGCAGCCAAATGCCGTGCAATGATCAATTTCATCACTTTGTTTGGTCATCCAGTTATTACCATAAACAATCGGAATATCATTTTCTTTGCAAGCTTTATACATTATTTCTCTCATTTTTTCATAAGGGGAACTGCAAATAAAATCACAACCTATTACATTGGCAGAAAAACTATGCATCAGCAATGAAATATTTCTAAAACTTTTTTTCAATGGTTCGATCAGCAATAATAAATTTCCACCGATTAATGCATGTTCTTGAACGGTTCGTCGAAGAGCTTGTTCAATATGACTTGCATTTCTTTTCCATACCGTAACTGACATTATAATGTGCTCTTGATGCATTGCTAGTAAAATATAACCCTCACAAGTATACCGGAAATCTGTATTTTTAAATGTACTTATGGTTGTTTGAGCTTGGGTCCTTTTTTGCTTTAAACACGCAAGTAGAACTTGGGCAGATTCTAAATATATTTCTTTGTATTGATTAAGCATAAAGTTAATTTTATCGTAGTTGTCTGCATTCACATTTTCATTAATCCATTTTTTGATTGGTGTCTCCAATAAGTTTTGTTTATCTTCGGGGTTATGTAAGACTTGTAAACATTTTATTGCGTAATCTTTCATTTTACTAAAATATTTGATCAATTCTCGCATTATTGTTTTATCATTTTCGGTCAATTGATGAAATGGAGCGATTCTCTGTTTAATCCATTTTAATCCATTTGGATCAGTATCAGAATACTTTTCAAAGGATGGTGAACTTGATTGCAAAGGTTTGGGTCGTATTTTAATTACTGGATTTTGTCTTTGAAAATAGGATTTCAAACTTTGATCATTTAATTGTTGCTGCAATTGGTTGTATAAAATATAATCGATATATTTTTTTCCGATTTTTTGTTTCAAGGAGACGATATTTTGAGTGCCATCAAGTTGGATCGAATTATTACTACCTGTCCAATCTTGAATGGTTACAGTGGTTGGTGGTTTTGGTAAGGACATTTATAAAATGGAATATTTTTATAAAAA